GGAGGACTGAAGTATGAGAAACAACAACCCCAGTTTAACGGAGATTGTTGTGTCCCAGACACAGCTACTAAAGGGAGCCGTACAGAGAGCTAAAGCCTTTTCCATCCCAAAGAGTATTTATATTCCTGTTATTCGAAAGATTAACAGTTGGTATAAATATTCTGGCGAAGGTTGGACAGTTGATCGTTTGAAAGCGATCAAATTGGATATTATCCGACATAAAGCAGGTATGCCACCTGTTTCATGTTGGATTGCGAGGAATTCACTTGGTTTAAAGGGTGAATTCGGGCCTCTTGAAAAATGGATGATCAGAAATGATCGTCAATTTTCTAAAGGTATCCAGTTACTTCAGATATATACTCTATTTTATGCTAAGAGTTTAACTCCTAAGCAAAAAGAGAAGTTTATTACTGGAGTAATGTCTGAACCTTTGTCGCCATCTATTGAGGAGTTCGGTAATTCCCTAATAGATATAGGTTTCGAGCACATGCCGATTAAAGTGTCTTTTAAGGCTTCTGCAAAATGTAAACCTTTGGTTGACATGATGCATAGCCCTAATCGTCGAGCTCCTTTACCTGATTCTTCTGTTTCTGAAGAAGAAGGTATTATTGACTCGATGCGGTTCCTCTTTGAAAGTATAGAGGGACATCAACACTATATCAAATACAAACATTCACACTATAAGGACCTTTTAGGTGGCTTATGGGATGTTGTTTGTGATCCTTATAACCGTTTGGCTAATAAGGATTGTTTTGATAGAATTAAACCGCATGGTTCGTTCCTTGTTGGTAGGATTGGTCTTATCCAGGAGCCTGGCTATAAGCTTCGTGCTGTAGCCAATCCTGGTCGTATTTTTCAAAGGGTTTTGCAACCTTTTGGGGATCGTATTTATAATCTCCTTAAGGAGCTTCCTTTTGATTGTACATTTGACCAGTCTAAGGCAATTCCTGCTTTGCAGGATGCGCTTTCCAACGGCAAGACGATTCACTCCATCGATTTATCA